GAGGGGATCGAGCTCAAGGGCAAGATCGACCCGGACGACATGGAGCGTATCAGCAAGGCGGCCAGCCGGCTGCAGGTCTGGGATGCCCTGTGCGACACCATCAAATGGGCGCGGCTCTACGGCGGCGCGGTCGGCATCCTGCTGATCGATGGCCAGAAGCCGGATACGCCTTTGCGATTGGACACGGTCGGCAAAGGCCAATTCAAGGGCATCCTGCCGCTCGACCGCTGGGTGGTCCAGCCGACGCTGCAGGATCTGATCACGGACTTCGGCCCCGACATGGGCAAGCCGAAGTTCTACGACGTGATTGCTGATGCCCAGGCACTGGTGACGCAGAGGATTCACCACTCGCGCGTGATCCGGATGGACGGGGTTGACCTGCCGTACTGGCAGCGCATCTCAGAGAACGGTTGGGGGCAGTCGATCCTAGAGCGCTTGTGGGACCGACTTGTCGCGTTCGACAGCACGACGGAAGGCGTCGCCCAGTTGGTCTACAAGGCCCATCTGCGCACGTACAGCGTCGAGAAGTTGCGCGAGCTGATCGCTCAGGGCGGGCGCATGTACGAGGCGCTGATCAAGCAGATCGACATGATCCGCCTGTTCCAGTCGAACGAGGGTATGACCCTCATGGACTCGACTGACAAGTACGAGGCACACCAGTTCAGCTTCGCAGGTCTGCCTGACGTGCTGCTGCAGTTCGGCCAGCAGATCAGCGGTGCCACCGGCATTCCGCTGGTGCGCTTGTTTGGCCAGTCGCCGGCGGGGCTCAACAGCACTGGCGAATCGGACATTCGGAACTACTACGACAACGTGAAGCAGGCACAGGAGCGACGCCTGCGCACCGGTGTGGGCACCGTGTACGACCTGCTGCACCGCTCGGAGCTCGGCAAGCCGCCGCCGGAGTCTTTCGACTTCGACTTCCGGGCCTTGTGGCAGATGTCGGATACCGAGAAGGCGGAAGTGGCCACCAAGATCACGACTGCGGTTGTCGGCGCGTCGGATGCCGGGATCATCGATCGGGCAACGGCGCTCAAGGAACTGCGGCAGTCGTCGCAGATCACGGGCGTCTTCTCCAACGTGACAGACGAAGACATCAAGGCCGCGGAGGAGGAGTTGCCGCCGGCGCCTGAAGGATTGCCGGATGAAACCTCTGACCCTGGACCGGGCGCTCCCACAGGCAAGGCCGACCCGAACGCAGAGGGCGGAAAGGCTGTACGCCCGTAGCCTGCAGCGCCTAGCCGAACAGGTCGGGCACATCATCGGCGCCTTCCCGCCTGGTGACCCGGCCAGCGTGCCGACGATCCAGCAGATGCTGCGCAGCTATGCCGATGCGCTGATGCCCTGGGCAACGGCCACGGCCGCACGGATGGTCGAAGAGGTCAACCAGCGCGACGAGGCGATGTGGCGAACGGTGGGCGCGGAGATGTCGAAGGAGCTTCGCAGGGAGCTACAGACCGCGCCCACCGGCGAAACGGTGAAGCGGCTGATGGCCGAGCAGGTCACGTTGATCCGCAGCATCCCCCTCGAGGCTGCCCAGCGCGTGCACGAACTCACCCTGAAGGGGCTGGAAGACAGCACCCGGGCGAAGGAAATCGCAGCTGAGATCGGGCGGTCGGGTGAGGTGGCTGCAAGCCGCGCAATGCTGATCGCTCGTACAGAGGTTGCCCGCACGGCTTCAAACCTGACCGAGGCACGGGCCCAGCACATCGGCTCCACGCACTACATCTGGCGCACCAGCAGCGATAGCACGGTGCGCGAGGACCACAAGAAGCTGAACGGCAAGGTGTTCGCCTGGACCGATCCACCTGTTGCCGACGAGCACAGCGGGGCGCGGGCGAACCCGGGCTGTATTTACAACTGCCGGTGCTTCGCCGAGCCCATCATTCCCGAGTGAACGCATGAAGACCATCGACCGCGGCCGTTTCTACACGACCGAAGACCTCGGGGCAAAGCGCAGCGTCACACCGGAAGGCTTCCTCGTCTGCCAGGACGTGCCGATCGCGCGTACCGGCGTGCAGCTGTACTTGCAGGACGAGATGAAGGACGAGGACGGCAACGTCATGGTGGAGGGCGGCCCGGACGGTCTTGTCCGGGTGGAGCGCCTCCCCGAGCAGGTGTTCCGGCCCGAAACCATCGCGAGCTTCGAGGGCAAGGCCGTGACGGTCGAGCACCCAGAGGACTTCGTGAACCCCAGCAACTGGCAGCAGCTCGCCATCGGCACCGTGCAGAACGTGCGCCGCGGAGAGGGGCTGCAGGACGACCTGCTGATTGCGGATCTGGTCATCACGGACCAGGGCGCGATCGCCTACGTCAACAAGTCATTGCCCGAGGTGTCCGCCGGCTACGACGCGCACTACGAGCAGACCGAACCCGGACGCGGGGTACAGCGTGACATCGTGGGTAACCACGTTGCCTTAGTTGAGCGTGGCCGAGCTGGCCCGCGTTGTTCAATTCAAGACCAGGAACCCAAGATGACCAAGAAGACTGTGAAGCGCAGTTTCGCGGACCGCCTTCGCGCGGCCTTCATGTCCAAGGATGCCGAGGCGGCCGAAGAGCTTGCCAAGGAAGCCGAAGACGAGGAGGGCGACGAGACGGACGAAGACAAGGACAAGAAGGGCAAGACCGCCGATGCCCTGTCCCAGATCATGACCAAGCTCAAGTCCATGGACGAAGACATCCAGGAACTGAAGAAGGCCAAGACCGGCGACGAGGAAACCGAGGAAGAGCGCAAGGCTCGCGAAGCCAAGGAGAACAAGACCACCGACACGGTGCTGGAAGCCGAAGAAGCCGGCAAGGCTGACATCGGCAAGGTGCTCTCTGGTGACTCGCTGCAGGCTGTCGTGGCGCGCGCGGAAATCCTCTCGCCTGGCGCATCGCTCAAGACCAAGGACGGGAAGGCCGCCGTTGCCGACGTGGAGACGCACATGCGCGATGCGCTCACCAAAGCGCGCACCACCGACGCCGGCAAGGCTGCTGTCGATCCGTTCCTGGCGGGGCGCGACCTTGCCAAGCTGACCGGAGATTCGTTGCAGACGGTGTTCACGGGCGCGGCCGAACTGGCCCGAGCCCAGAACAACCGCAGCGGCGCCCGGACCTCTGCAGCAACCCGAGACTTCGGCCGAGTGTCCTCGGTGGCCGACATCAACGCCAAGAACCGCGACTTCTGGGCGAAGCGCAACAGTCACTAACCCAAGGAAACCGAAATGACTGCATTCCTCTATCGCATGCCCTCGGGCATTCCGGGCGACGTGACCCGTCAGTCCCAATCCACCATCGAAGCCCAGCTTCTCGACAGCACGCAGCCGTTCGCCGGCTATGGCCTGTTCGGTAAGGTCGCTTCCGGCAAGTTCGTGCCTGTCGGCGCGGGTGACGCAGCAACGGCTGTCTACGGCCTGCTGGTGCGCCCGTACCCCACGCAGGGCGCCAATCCCAGCGACCCTCTGGGCACCAGCGTGCCGGCCACGAGCGGTGCAGGCAACGTCATGCGTCGCGGCTACGTCAACGTGAAGGTCAATGCCGGCACCGCGTCTCTTGGCAGCGGCGTCTACATCCGCGTTGCCGCTGCTGCTGCTGGCAAGCCGATTGGCGGTATTGAGGCCGCAGCGGACAGCACGAACACGATCCTCGTGGTCGGCGCTGCCTTCATGGGCGCGGCGGATGCCTCGGGCAACGCCGAGATCTCTTACAACATCTGAAGCTGACCACAACCAGCTGACAGGGCCGCCTCAGGGCGGCTTTTTTCATTCTTGGAGATGCACACATGTCCGCATTCAACTCCCCTGAACTGACTGCCGTTGCACGCGCTGCGCGCCGCCTGAAGTTCAAAGACGGTCTGATGACCTTCGACGCCCAGACCATCGACGCCGCTGGCGCCTTCCTCGTCGGCGAACTCGAACGGCTTGACCCGACCCTCCACGAGCCGCTGGTGTCGGTCACTTGGTCGCGCGACATTGATCTGCGTGAAGACGTGTCGATCGCCGACGAGTTCAGCGCTTTCACCAACAGCTCGTTTGCCGCCGCACCGGGTGTCGCCGGCTCGGGCAAGGCCTGGGTGGGCAAGGACACCAACGCCATCACCGGCATCTCGCTGGACATCGGCAAGACCACTTCGCCGCTGCCCCTCTGGGCGATGCAACTCGGCTGGACCATTCCCGAACTGGAGAGTGCGCAGAAGCTGGGCCGTCCCATCGACACCCAGAAGTTCGACGGAATGCAGACCAAGTACCAGATGGACATCGACGAGCAGGTGTACATCGGCGATACCGGTCTCGGCCTGACCGGCATGATCAACCACGCGCTGATGTCCAACGTTGCCAACGCTGTGACCGGCAGCTGGACGGGCGGCGTGACGACCGTTGACCAGATGCTGGCCGACGTGAACGAGCTGCTGCAGAGCGTCTGGAGCGCATCCGGCTTCGCCGTGTGCCCC